CACTTAGGAGGTGACAATATGTCGGAAGAGATTAAGAAAAACCAGCCAGGAGAAACTGGCGAACTAGGCGGAACAGCACCAGGTCTTTATCAAGGTCAAGGCGCTTTTGCTTCAGGTGGTGTTGGCGGTGTAACAGATCCAGGTGCAGATACACTTGGTAACATCCCAAATGCTAACTTTGGAGTAACCACTGGTCCTAATGCCGTAAATCCTTCGGGTGATGCTGCAAGCGGAATTTTACGTCCTGAACAAGCACGTCGTTTTATCGATTATGTTTGGGATGCAACCATTCTTGCTCAAGATGGTCGTCGTGTGACTATGAGAGCAAACAGTATGGAATTAGAGAAGATTAACGTTGGTGAGCGTGTTATTCGTGCTGCTGCTCAAGCAGTTGGTAACTACACAAACACTGGTGCTACATTCTCAAAAGTAGAACTTACAACCAAGAAAATTCGTCTTGATTGGGAAGTTTCTGCTGAAGCACTTGAAGACAATGTCGAGGGAGGTGCATTGGAAGATCATCTCGTTCGCTTGATGACCAATGCTTTTGCTAACGATATTGAGGATCTTGCTATCAATGGAGATGGAACAACAAGTCCATTCCTTTCAATCATGCCTGGCTTCATCAAGAAGCACAAGGACAATGGAGATTCACATGAAGCAGCAATTACCGTTGCTAACAATGCATGGACTCCAGAAAAGATGCAAGAAATTATCCTTGCTATGCCACGTAAGTATCGTGCACTTAAGAACAATCTTAAGTTCTATGCAGGTACAGATGCATTCGCAGGTATCGTTAAGAATAACGGTACATTGTCTGATGCAATCGCTGAGGCACTTGGTAAGAATGGTAATACCTATGCAAATACACAGGCATACCTTGATGGTCAAGGCCAAACATTCGGTGGAGCACGTACAACACGTGTTCTCGGAATTGATGTCCAAGAAGTTCCTTACTACCCAGACAATTATATTGATCTGACGTTCCCACAGAACCGTGTATGGGGCTTCCAACGTGATATCGTCGTCAACCGTGAATATGTTGCTAAGAAGGACACAATTGAATATACTGTGTTCGTTCGCTTCGGTATTCAATGGGAAGAAGAAGACGCCATTGCGTGGGCAGACGCTGCTGCAGATGCATAATCTGTAATCAGCAACCTTTGAGAGGGGGTAGGGGCTAGATCTCCTCCCCCTCTTATCTTTAGTATTCTGTTATAATAGTCATATAGGAGGTAAAATAATGGAAGAAAACAATTTTAATAATGAAAATGTAAACAATGAAGCAGTAATTGAAAATATTACTGTTGAAGAGGCTCCTATTGAGGCACCAGTTGCTGAAGAACCAGTAGTTGAAACAAAAGTAGAAGAAGTTGCTGCTGAAAATAATATTCATGCATCAGTTTCTGAGGCATCAGAATCTACCGATGCTATTACTACAAATGACTTAAGCAGATCTGCAAGCGATACAGTGCAGGCTGTAGGTTCTATTGCAAACGGTGTTATTGGAGTCACACAAACACCACGACCAGTAAAAAATGAAACACCTGCTCCTGTAACAAAATCAAAGAAAACAGTTGCAGTATTTTCAACAAAAAATGTAAGTTGGGGTGGAGTAGGAAAAGTTTATCGTGGTTACAATATAGTAACACCAGACCAGGCAGATAAGTGGCTTACTCGTGATCATGTAAGACTTGCTACACCAGAAGAAGTGGCCAAGGAGTTTGGTCGTTAAATGGAAGTTCTGAGAGTTCCGCCATACAATTTATCAGTGACGTTAGATGTTTCTGACGCCTCTACTGAGTATGAATATACAATTGTTGATATGGCGGATCTTTTGGAATCTACTGGTGAGGCCACATCAAATGCTTCAAGCAAAATAGTTATTCCTTTATCATCTAAATATGATACTCAGTATAAAATCACGGTAGATGGAGAAGACACATATGTAGACGTATTTCGTCCATACGTAAACCCAAACACAAAAGGAACTACTGCTACAGAAATAGAAAAATACAAAGAAAATGAAGAATTAGCAAGAGCAATTATTGACTCAGTTTGTGATGTAGAGTTTTACTATAAAAAGAAAGTCCTAGAAGTCACTGGACTCGGACTAGATTATTTACCAATATGGGTAGATGCTAAAAAGATTTTAAAAGTATATGAAAACAATGTATTACTTTATGATGCCGACAACTTAGAAGATTCTGTATCGTTATTTGAAATTATTGGAGATGGATCTGCAATAACAATGACGTATAGCGATGCAATTAATAGAGATGAGGCAGCACGAATTCTACTTCCTGCGTCTCCTACCGATATTGCTGAGTTAGATTATTCTGCAAGAGGTTTTCCAAAAGGATGGGACTATAGAATAATTTTAGAGGTTGGATATAATAAGGTTCCATTAGATATTGCAAAAGCAACAGACTTGTTAGTTCATGATATAGACTGTGGTAAATTAGATTATTACAAGAGATATATTGGCGCATATAATACAGATCAGTTTAGAATTCAATTTGATAAGGCTATATTTGATGGAACAGGTAATTTGTTAGTAGATAAAATACTCGATAAGTATCGTAAGCCGATTGAGTTTGTTGGAGTTCTATAATGGTAGTATGCGAAACCCCAGACTTCGCATTCCCAATGCAAGCAGATGTATATCATCCAATAGTTGAGCAAGGTATATATGGTGAAGTTAAAAAGACTTGGATTCTAGATAGAACTATTGCCTGTTCATTTGCACCAGCAGGAACAGCATTTAAAGAAGAGGTTGTCCCTAATATAAATATAACTCAAGACAAAATATTACTTGGCCGTTGTAAAACAGATATACGTATTTCTAGTATGGAAGGTAAAAACTCTATTACTAATGTTATTATTACTAACATTAAAGATAAAAACTGCAACGAAATTTATTTAGAAACTTCAGGACCACGTGCAGGTAAGTCAACAATTTTTGAAATAGCAACACAGGACCCATTTGCTGGGCCTTTTGGAAATACTGAATACTATAAATTAGTAATTCGTAGATCTGAAAATCAGGCGGTAGATGTATGAAAGTTGTATTCAATAATAAAGCATTTCGTAGAGATATGAAGAACATAATTGACTATTCAGTTGGATATGTAAATGGAATACAAGGAGGTAAAAAGGCATTTCTTACCACCCTTGGTTTAGAGACGGTAGAATTAATGAAAGAATATATTGACTCAAACGCTAGAGTAAATCCCCAGATGTTACATCATGTTTATGAATGGCATGAGACGGGAAGTCCTAGTGCTAGGTTGTTTGATATTAATTACACAGTAAGCAACGTTGGCCTATCTTTTATGTCAACATTTAAACAGTCAACATCTATAAAACGTGGTTCTCGTGTTCCATTTTATAATAAAGCAAAGATTATGGAAGAGGGAATTCCAGTAACTATTCGCCCTGTAAGAGCACAGGCCTTAGCATTCGATGTAGATGGTGAAGAGATATTTACAAGACAACCAGTAGAGGTTTTAAATCCTGGAGGAAATGAAGTTGAAGGTGGTTTTGAAAAAACGTTTGAATCATTTTTTAATAGATATTTTACTCAAGCATTTTTAAGGGCAAGCGGTGTAGCACAATATATATCTAATCCAGTGTCATATAAAAAGAATCTTCGTGCTGGTAAAAGGGGCGGTAAGTCCAAAGGTTATGAAGTAGGATATCGCTGGATAGCAAACGCAGGAGTTGGAAGATGACAGAATCAACATCAGTATTAAATACACCAGTTTTGTGGATTAATCAATACTTACAAGAAAAACTTAGCCCAATTGTAAATCCTGACAACATTGTAGACGAAGAACAGCCTGGAGGAGTTCCATTATTCCTGCAAACTATTCCATTCTTTCCGACTGGCCCATCTAGTTTGGAAACTTTGCAAAATCAATTTCCTGAAGTTGGAGTTATGGCTGTATGGGACAGAATGTTCAGGATGCGTAGAGGTCCATTTCCACACATTAAATGTGAGCAAGTTTTATATTATTTTTATGCACAAGCCAGTGATCCAAATCTTAAGATGATTAAAATACAAGAAAAGATCATGAGGCTATTAGATCGTGGAGATGAAAGTGCTCAGGAACTCAATGACTGGACTAAGGACAAGACTTTTGACGGTATGTCATGTAAGTTCTACTTCCACAACTTTAAGATTTACCAACTAGAAGAGGCACGGGATATAGTCGACTTTGGAACAGCCCGAACCTATGCGGGTAATAAGATAATTATCGACTACGATTATCATCAACATGATAACATCCTAAACCCCTAATAAATTCATAAAAAGGCTGTATACTTATCAATGAGGAAACACGCCTTTGATTTCTAACAAAAAAAGAGGTGAAATAAATAATGGCTCTAGGTAATAGTAATAACATTATCGTTGGTGCAGCCCAGTTATGGATTGCTGAGGAACCTTTGGCAGTAGGTGGAAACCCATCTCCTGTTTCAGGTGAAAAGTATTCTGTAACGATGGATGAGGAAAACGATTTCCGTTCAATCGGATATACTATGAATGGTTTGGAACTACAGTTCCAACCAGATTTCGGTGAAGTTCAAGTTGACCAGGTTCTTGACGTTGCTAAGTTGTTTAAGCAAGGCATGCAGGTAAACCTAAATACTACTTTTGCTGAATCTACATTGGAAAATCTTCTTGTTGCAGTTGCAGGATCAAATTCTGATCTTACAGGTGACAAGAATGCTTCCAACGGTCAGACATTTAACATCAAATCAGGTAATCTTGGCGAATGCCCAGTAGAGCGTGGTTTAGTTGCTGTCGGCCCAGGAACTGGTGACTGCGATGCGGGATCCAATAAGGAAAGAATTTATGTTGCATACCGTGCTCTCTCAATTGAGAACGTAACAGTATCAGCAAAGCGTGATGAGGCTACGATGTTCGAAGTTTCATTCCGTCTTCTTCCAGATGACACATCAGGTTCATACGGTAAGATCATTGATCGTACTGTAACACCAACACCATAATACAACTTAATAATACAGAAGGCCCATGACCCTTGAAAGTCTGGGCCTTTCTGTTTGCTATAATGATTACATGGCCACAGAAATATATGAAAGTGATTATATAAGATTAATTGATGGAACACAAATATATATAACACCATTAAAAATAAAATATCTTCGTCAGTTTATGCAACAATTTGAAAATGTAAAAACATCTAAAGGTGACGAAGAAGCAATATCCGAACTAGCAAAATGTGCATTAATTACAATGCAACAATATTATCCACAAATAGACACTATTGAAAAATTAGAAGATAGTGTAGATTTAAAAACAATATATAGAATATTAGACATTGCTGCTGGAATTAAAATAGATAAAAATTCACAGGAAAAAGTAAAAGATCAGGCAACCGATAGCGGAGCATCCTGGGATAATTTAGATCTGGTAAGAATAGAGTCTGAAGTATTTTTGTTAGGAATTTGGAAAGATTATGAGGAATTAGAGGTTTCAATGTCTATGCCAGAATTAACAGCAACATTGAATATAAAAAGAGAATTGGATTATGCAGATAAAAAATTCCATGCTGCAATACAAGGTGTTGATTTAGATAAAAACACTAAAAAGTCTAATGCCTGGGAAGATATGAAGGCTAGGGTATTTAGTCGTGGAAAAGCAACAGACTCTAACGATATAGTTTCTTTACAAGGAATTAATGCTCAAAAGGCTGGCTTTGGTATTGGAATGGGGTTAGATTATGAAGAAATTAAAGATTAAAAATAAAAGCCCACTATGGTATAATTAATTCAACCTTATAAGGAGGAATAAATGGCTACAACTGTGCACGAAGAAAAAGAAATCACATTGATTGACGGCACAAAAATTAAAGTAAGACCACTTAAGATCTCTCTCCTTAGACCATTTATGTCTAAGTTTGAGGGTATATCGGCAGTGGCAGATAATAACGAAAAGTCTATGACTCTACTTATGGAGTGTGTTGCTATTGCAATGAAACAATATAAGCCAGAGTTATCTGAGGACATGGATGCCCTAGAGGAAATCCTAGATCTTCCAACCGTTTATAAGATTGTAGAAGAGGCTTCTGGAATTAAGTTATCAGAAGCAGCATCTCTCGTTGGCAATCTAGTAAACGGATAATTAAATATAAAAGAGGTGTAAATGGATGGCTGATGTTCAATCCAATATTCATGTAAATATAGATACGTCTGAGGCGTTAGCCAGTATCAAACTTTTACAAAAACAAATATCAGCCTTCCATGCCTCAATGGCGAAGAGTGGTGCTGCTGCTGCAGCCGTCTCCGCCAATATGCAACAAAATTTAATTAATTCTCTTAATGCTACAGGCAAATTCTCTGCCTCGATGCAAAATGTAAGAACAACTACTGAATCTTTTACAAATGCACTTGAGAAAAACAAACTCTCAATGCGTGATTATTACCGCTACTCAATGGGAGCAACTAGAACATTTGGAAGATTTTTTAGATCTGAATTTGATACTATAAATAAAGTTGCAAGAGAAAGAGTAAAAGATTTACAGACCCAATACATTAAAATGGGTCGTGATGCAAATGGAGCAATGAAGGCTATTGCAGTTAGACCACTTGCTCTTGATATGCAAAATCTTGGAACACAAACTGCAATTGCTGCTCAACGCCAAGCCCTACTTAATCAATTATTAAAGCAAGGGGCAACAAATATGCTCAACTTTGGTAAGAATACCCAGTGGGCTGGACGACAGTTGATGGTTGGTTTTACAATACCATTGGCGTATCTTGGAACTGCAGCAGCAAGAACATTCATGAAATTAGAAGAGCAGGCAATTAGATTTAAACGTGTTTATGGTGAACTGTTTACT